CCGTCCATCGTGCGGCGGATGACGGCTTGAGAAAATGCGACTTTATCGCCGATAGTTAATTTAGACATAGTGGGCTTTCAGAATGTGAGGATGTCGAAATAAGCGAGGGCGAGGGCAGTCAACGCGGCGGCGTAAACAAGTACCGCGAAGAAATCCATAGCGGCAGCGCGGCGCTTTTCTAACGCCTCCTGAGATGGTTTGTATGTGTAGCGGTGCATGGTTTATTCTCCTTCGTGGTGTTGTGCTTCTTCAAAAATCTCAAAGTAGGCAGACTGCAAATAATGTTGCGCGGCTTCCAACACTGCGCCGATGTCTGCGTCAGCCGCCCATGTTTTGCATATGTTGCCTTGATCGGTTAATTCGATTCGGTCGCTATAAGTAGCGACGACGACGATACCATCGCCGTCAGTGCAGTACAAAGTAGCGTTGTCTTCATACGCGCCGTTACTTTGCATGATTACCCATGTGACTTTCGAGCTGTCAATTGTTGCTAATGTGGACATTGTGGATACTCCATTAAGTTGTTGAGATGTTCAGTGTAACAGATTCTTTTACCTGGTCAACAACTATTTTCAATAGTTGAGTAAATTGTGGGGGTTTACAAGCGATCGCTTCACGCCAGATGGGTTTGTGGATTGTTTGGATAGTTGGTGGACTATATAAATAGAGAGCGTGACCCACGCTGCAAACCACGCCGAACATAGAGTTAGTTGCTTTGTGGATATTGTGGACTATTGATGTTTATCTGAGAAAAAAACAACTGCTTAAAAAATAGGCAAAAGGGGTAGAGCGATTTAAAACGCACGTCCAAAGTGTCCACAGTGTCCACACTTTGCACCCACGCATTTTGCCGCGCGCAGGTCATGTGGACTGTGTGGACTATCCACATAAAGACCAACTGCATGAGTAAACAGACTGTCCACAATGTCCACATGGTTTTTGCATGGGCTTGTGGCTTTGTGTGGACAGTCCGCATAGTCCACAGCATTTTGCTCGAGGGGGAGGGGGTAGGGCCGACGGCAAAGGGCCAGCTGTAACGGAGCGTTTGCAGACAATTTTTATTTTTTAATTTATACTGGCGGCACGCATTCACGCGGCCATACAACTATGAGTTTTCATTCACTGCCACTTATCATCAACGAGATACGCGCTACTGAGGCGGTACTTAACCGCATCTATGACGCAGCCAAACTCGGATTGAAAGGCGACAACTTAGCCTTTGCGGCAGGGATGTTGCCCAAAGCCTATCGTCAGTTGTGCGAGATGGACCCTGTGGCCGAGTTAGCCGAACATAAAGGCCGCGCTGATGGGGAGATGCGCGCGTCCAAGCAACTGCACAAGGCGTCTGACCAGGGCGACGCTAAAGCTACACTGGCTATTCTGCAAAACGTCCACGGCTGGGTGGCCAAGCAGTCCCTCACGGTTGACGTCAATCAGCAGATCAGCATCCTTGGCGCACTGGCCGAAGCCGAACGCCGTGCGCTAGATGTTGTGGATGTCGAAATACTAGAGGTCCAAGATGCAAAGCACCAAGTACAGCGCTGAAGACGAACAAGAACTGATGGCGCGGTTATGGGCACCGCAGTACAAGGACAACCCACTGGCGTTTGTAAAGTTCATATTTCCGTGGTCGGTTAAGGGCACACCGCTAGAAAACTTTGAAGGGCCGCGCAAATGGCAGCGCGAAGTGTTGCAAACCATCACAGACCACATCAAAGCCAACAAGGGTGAAATAGACTTCAACACGCTACGGCAAGCGGTCTCATCTGGACGGGGTATTGGCAAATCGGCGTTGGTCAGTTGGATCGTGATCTGGATGCTGTCCACTAGAATCGGCTCGACAACGATCGTGTCGGCTAACAGTGAATCTCAACTGCGCTCTATCACATGGGCTGAAATTACCAAGTGGCTGGCGATGTCACTGAACTCGCACTGGTTTGAGGTCAGCGCCACCAGGCTGATGCCTGCTAAATGGCTGACCGAACTGGTCGAGCGTGATTTGAAAAAGGGCACACGTTACTGGGGCGTTGAAGGGCGGCTGTGGTCAGCTGAGAATCCAGACGCCTACGCGGGTGTACACAACTTCGACGGGGTGTTGGTGGTGTTTGACGAAGCGTCAGGTATCGACGACTCAATCTGGGCGGTGACGGCTGGCTTCTTTACGGAAAACACACCTAACAGGTTCTGGTTGGCGTTCAGCAACCCACGTCGCAACACGGGGTACTTCTACGAAACGTTCCACAGCAAACGAGAGTTTTGGCAAACCAAGGTAGTGGATGCCCGTACAGTAGAAGGTACGGACAAGCAGGTCTATCAGCAGATCATTGACGAATATGGGCCGGACTCCGCGCAGTCGCACGTTGAAGTGTATGGGGAATTCCCTAACGCGGGGGATGATCAGTTTATCTCCAGCTTGGTGGTAGACGACGCAATGAAACGGGACAAGTACAAAGACCCATCAGCGCCAATAGTGATCGGGGTAGACCCCGCGCGGTTTGGCGCGGACGCCACAGTGCTGGCGGTGCGTCAAGGGCGGGACATTGTGAAGATCATCCGGCACAGGGGCGACGACACCATGACGGTGGTTGGGCATGTGATCGAAGCGATTGAGGAATGGAAACCTGCGATGGTGTTCATTGACGAAGGTGGTCTGGGCGCGGGGATCGTGGACAGATTGAAGGAACAGCGGTTTAAAATTAAGGGCGTGAACTTTGGTTGGAAGTCTAGGAACCCTGCCATGTATGGCAACATGAGGGCGCAGATTTGGGGCGATATGCGGGAGTGGCTTAAAAGCGCCAGCATTCCAAACGACAGGTTCTTGAAAACTGATTTGATTTCGCCTATGATGAAGCCGGACTCCAAAGGCTCGATATTCTTGGAGTCCAAGAAAGACATGAAAGCGCGGGGGTTGGCGTCACCCGACGCTGCGGATGCGATAGCGCTGACGTTCTCGTACCCCGTGGCCAGCCGTGGGGAGTACAATTTAAAAACCGAGCGCCGCGTGTCTTCTGATCGCGGCATGGTTGCAACCAGTTGGATGGGAAGTTAAATGAAAAAGTCTGTTTCATTATCTGTCGGGCGCGGTGAGAAGTTGCCGGTGTCCAAAGGCGCAGGCTTGACGGCCAAAGGGCGCGAGAAATACAATGCGGCCACGGGTTCAAACTTGAAAGCGCCAGCGCCAAACCCCAAGACCAAAGCGGACCAAGGCCGCAAGGATTCATTTTGTGCAAGAATGGGTGCGGTAGCCGCCAACGCCAAAGATGGCGAACGCGCTAAAGCTGCCCTTAAACGATGGAAGTGTTAATCATGAAATCTGCTAAACCTGGACTTTACGCAAACATTCACGCAAAACAAGAGCGCATCAAAGCTGGCTCTGGCGAGAAGATGAACAAAGTGGGCAGTAAGGCTGCGCCTACGGCCAAGGACTTTAAAGATTCAGCCAAGACGGCAAAGAAGAAATAATATGCCCCTCGTTAAATCTAAATCACCCGAGGCGTTTCGCAAAAATATAAAAGCCGAGGTGGCGGCTGGCAAGCCGGTCAAGCAAGCCGTGGCAATTGCGTATGCCGTTAAGCGTGCTGTACAATCTAAGCCTACACCGAAAGGTAAAAATGGCTGATCCAACAGGCATGGTTGCTGCGGCTAATGTTGCTGCTGGCGGCAAACCACTAAAGTCTGACGCAGATATCCTGACCGTTGCTCGGTCAAGGTTGGACATGGCGATGTCTGCGCTTTCAGATTCCCGTCAAGATGAAAACGATGACCTGAAGTTTTACGCAGGCTCACCAGACAACCATTGGCAGTGGCCTGCTGATGTACTGGCCACCCGTGGCGCGGTGCAAGGCCAAACCATCAACGCCCGTCCTTGTCTGACCATCAACAAGCTGCCCCAGCATGTGCGCCAAGTCACTAACGACCAACGGCAAAACCGCCCAGGCGCTAAAGTTATTCCTGTGGATGACAACGCTGACATCGAGGTGGCCGACATTTTCAACGGCATGATTCGGCACATTGAGTACATCAGTGATGCCGATGTGGCCTACGACACGGCGTGCGAAAACCAAGTAGCGTATGGCGAAGGCTATATTCGCTTGTTGACTGAATACTGTGATGACAATTCATTTGACCAAGACATCAAGATTGGCCGTGTTCGCAACAGTTTCAGTGTCTACATGGACCCTACGATCCAAGACCCAACGGGTGCGGATGCCAAGTATTGTTTTGTTACCGAAGACCTGACCAAAGAAGAATTTGAGCGCATGTATCCTGATGCTGCGCCGATCACCACGCTCCAATCGTTGGGTGTGGGTGACCAGTCGATCAGCAATTGGCTCAATGAGGACACAGTTCGCGTTGCCGACTACTATTACATTGACTACGACCGCGCAACACTGAATTTGTACCCTGGCAACGCTACGGCATTTGCCGGCACACCTGAAGACAAACAATTAAAAGCGTTTTACGGCAAACCAATCAAATCACGCGAGTCTGACCGCCCAAAAGTGCGGTATTGCAAGATCAATGGGTACGAAATCCTTGATCAACGCGAGTGGGCAGGCAGATATATTCCCGTCATTCGGATTGTTGGCAATGAATTTGAGGTAGATGGCCGCTTGTATGTGTCTGGTTTGGTCCGAAACGCCAAAGATGCCCAGCGCATGTACAACTATTGGGTGTCCCAAGAGGCTGAAATGCTGGCTTTGGCGCCAAAAGCGCCATTTATTGGCTATGGCGGCCAGTTTGAAGGCTACGAAGACAAGTGGAAGACCGCTAACACCAACAATTGGCCGTATTTGGAGGTCAACCCAGACGTCACAGACGGCCAAGGCGCTGTTTTGCCGCTACCAGCTAGGGCACAGCCTCCAATGGCGTCTAGCGGGTTGCTGCAAGCCAAAGCTGGCGCATCTGAAGACATTAAATCTACCACTGGCCAATATAACGCTTCTCTTGGCATGGGCAGCAACGAACGGTCAGGCAAAGCCATCCTTGCGCGTCAGCGTGAGGGCGATGTAGGTACTTACCACTATGGTGACAACTTAGCCCGTGGCGTGCGTCATGTGGCCCGTCAACTGGTGGACCTAATCCCTAAGATTTACGACACCCAACGCATTGCCCGAATCATTGGTGAAGATGGCGACACCAAGATGGTCAAGATTAACCCCGAGCAGCCCGAGCCGGTCAACAAGATTGTGGACCAAAATGGGATTGTGCTTGAGAAAATCTACAACCCTGGCGTTGGCAAGTACGATGTCGTTGCGACCACCGGCCCAGGCTACGCGACCAAACGTCAAGAGGCTCTTGAAGCAATGGCACAACTGTTGCAGGGTAATCCTCAATTGTGGGCTGTGGCCGGTGACCTGTTTGTCAAGAACATGGACTGGCCAGGCGCTCAAGAGATGGCCAAGCGTTTTGCCAAAACCATTGATCCTAAGTTGATGGGCGACAGCGATGAGAACCCAGCCTTGCAAGCCGCACAGCAGCAGATGCAAGCGATGGGTCAAGAGATGGAGCAAATGCACCAGATGATTACCAATGTTGGCAAATCCATTGAAGTGCAAGACATGCACCGCAAGGACTTTGAAGCGCAAGTTAAAGCATACGATGCCGAAACCAAACGGTTGGCGCAGGTGCAGGCATCTATGTCGCCAGAGCAAATTCAGGACATCGTAATGGGCACGGTTCACGGTATGATCACCTCTGGTGATCTGGTGGGCGAGATGCCAGGCCGTGATGTTGATGTTGGCGCTGAGATGCCGCAAGAAGGTATGGAACAACAACCACAGCAAATGGGGATGCCGCAATGAAAGCATGTGATTTTTTAGGTTTGTTGTTTCTTGCAAGAGATGTGGCGCACAGTGTTCACCTGAACACTCGCAGCTTTTCCAAACACAAAGCCCTAAACATTTTTTACGACCGCATTATTGATGCAGCAGATGATTTTGCTGAAAGCTATCAAGGCCGTCACGGTCTAATTGGCCCAATCACATTGCACTCGGCCAAGAAAACATCTAACATCATTGAATTCTTGGAAGACTCGCTTAAACAGATCGAAGACGCCAGATATGAGGTGGTTGACAAAACCGATATGTCATTACAACAATTAATTGACAATATCATTGAGATTTATCTGCGTACTTTGTACAAACTTCGCTTTCTCGCATAAGGACCATCATGGCAAACTATACCGCTATCACAGCCACCGCCCAAATCAAACCCGCTGCTGGTAAGCTGCGCGGCATTTTTGTGAGTTCGGCATCCAGCACGCCCACCATTACTGTGTACGATTCATTTTCGTCCAGCAATTCCGACCCTGTGGTCCTTGCGACATTTACGCCTACTGGTAATACAAACCACAACTTTGTTGAAGGTCTGTACACCAACAAGGGCATCTACGTTGTCATCAGTGGCACTGTTTCCGCAACCGTCTACTACGATTAAATTATGGCAACCGTAAAAATCTCCCAACTGCCGCCAGCCCCGCTTCCGTTGGTTGGCGCGGATTTAATGCCTGTTGTTCAAAGTGGAACAACCTCAAGAACTACACTTAGCGCAATAACTGCGTATTTGAGCGTTAAAAATTACGGCGCGGTGGGTAATGGCACGGCAGATGACACTGTTGCCATTCAAGCAGCTTTTGCCGCGGCATCCCCTACTGTTGCTATTTATTTTCCGCCTGGCAATTACAAAATTACATCGCAGATTACTTTTAGCACCAACAATGTTTGCATTATTGGTGATGGAAGTTCACAAGCAGTTATTACTTACGCTGGCGCAAATACTACCAATGACATTTTTGTCATGGGCGACAACGTAAACCCACTTGTCAATCTTATTATTAAAGGTATTCGGGTTACATCAACTGTTACCATGACTGGCGGTTTTGCGTTTCATTTCCGTTTACTTGTAAGAAGTTACATCAACGATGTAATTCTTGAAGGGCAAGATGGTAATTCACCGCCAAAACTATACGGTGGTTTTTGGTTTGACGGCATAGATAACGTTCAACTTACCCAATATCAAATTGTTGTATTAAATGAGGGATTGCGGGTCAACGGCAAAGCCGGTGCAGGCGTGCCTAAAGCCGGTTTGTTTATCAATGACGGAAAAATTGCTGGCGGTACTATTGGCATTCGAATTGGCGGAGCATTTGGCGGCATTTATGTCAATATGTCTGACATTATTGTTTGTTCAGTAGCTGGCGTACAAATTGACACTGGCGTTGTTGCGGAAGGCAACCGAGAAATATTCTTAGGTCAAACTTGCGTAATTGATGGATGCGGATATGGCGTCTACATAACAGACGCATTGGGTGGAGGTCAAACATTGCAAATGACCGGCACTTGGGTTGCAAGCAGCACAAGCCACGGAGTTTATTTTAACAACTGTACAAGTTACATTGCCACAATAGTAGGATGCCTTTTCTTTAATAACAGCGGAGATGGTTTACGAACTAATACCACAAGTCCTGCAATTTTATTATCAGGTTGCACTATCAGAAATAATGGCGGATATGGTGTTAATGGCGGACTTAACGGTAATGGATTTAGGATTGCCGATTGTTTAATGTTTAACAACACATCAGGCGACATTGCAAATTACGCTAACCAATACAATGCGTTAAGTGATTACATACGGATAAACAAAGAAATACGCATTAGCGAAACAGATAATATTGCATCAGGACGAAAATTTACTATTTTGACCGGAATTAACACGGAAACATCATTTATTGGAAATAGCAATGCTGCGCTGTCAACCAATATGTTTGTTTTATCTGCTTTGGGTATTGGAAATAGTACAGCGTATGATTACATATCTGCGGGTAATACTTCGGGCGGTAGTTTTCGGGTAAGGGGCGATGGTCAAATTTTTGCTGATTCCGGAACCATTATTACACCTGCTGATTACGCAGAAATGTTTGAGTGGGTAGACGGCAACCCTAACAATGAAGATCGTGTTGGATGCACCGTTTCACTTGTTGGGAATAAAGTTAAGATTGCTGAAAATGGCGAACATGTCATGGGAGTTGTGTCGGCTGTGCCCATGATTGTGGGTGATGCTGCCCCATTTAGGTGGCAAAATGCGTTTCTCAAGGATGATTTTGGCCGCACACTCAAAGAAAATGTTGAAGTTTTAGAGTGGGTTGAAATTGATCCTGGTGAATTTCACTTAGAAGAAATCAACGGCAAACAAATTGTTGTTCTTGACCGTCAAGGTGGTGAAAAAACACACTCATACGTCCATGACGAAATACCAGATGGCGTTGTTGTTCCAGCAAATGCAACCCGAAAAACAATCACTCGCTCAGTAAAAAATCTAGCATGGGATCAAAGTCAGCAATACATCCCTCGCCATGACCGTCCAGAATGGGCAATCATTGGTTTGTTGGGAAAATTGCGGATTAAGTCTGGTCAAGTCACAAATCCATCTTGGCTGAAAATGCGTGATATAACCACTTCTATTTCAGAGTGGTTAGTTAAGTAAGCTAGAATTCAAACCGTACTGGTGCGGCACACCAGGGAATCTTAGGATTCAGATACCATGACTGAAGAAGTCCAACAAGCCCTAGCGGAAGTAGACTCCGCGCCAACCACGGATGTGACGGCCACACCTGAAGTTGCTGAAAGTACGCCGGAAGTAACCGAAGCCAAATCATTCTCGCAAGAGGAACTTGATGCAGCTATCG